TTTAGAACAAGAGAATTTAGCATTTACAGGTATGATTGATGGTAAACCTATCTTTGCTGCAGGCATGAAAATTATTTGGAATGGTGTTGCAGAAGGTTGGGTGTTAGCAACTAAAGATGTTTTAGATCATCCATTGTCTGTTGCGAAAGCAATTAAAAAAGATTTTGCACGAATTGCTAAAGAAAACAATATCAATAGAGTTCAAAGTGCTATAAGAGCAGACTATACAACAGGTTTAAAATTTGCTAAATGGTTAGGATTAGAGGAAGAAGGTTTAATGAAAAAATTTGGTTTTGATGGTTCTGATCAATATATGTATGCGAGGTTATTCTAATGGGAGTACCAGCAGCAATGGCATTTACAACAGTAGTAGGAGCAGCTCAATACCAGGCTCAAGGTAAAATTGGAAAATTTAATCAAGCTGTTAGTGAACGTAATGCTCAAGTTGCTGAAGCTGAAGCAGCACAAATAGAAAAAAAAACTGAATTTGATATAGCTAGATTTAATCAATCATATGAAAAATTAAAAGGTTCAGTAGAAGTAAACCTTGCTAAATCTGGTGTAGTTTCTGGAACAGGCACAGCATATAGAATTGCAACTGCTAATGCTAGAGAGAAATATATGCAAGAAAATATTATGAGATACAATTCTAAAGTTGCTCAATCTAAAAAAATTGAAGAAGCAAATTTTGCTAGAATATCTGGTCAAATGGCTAGACAACAAGCTAGACTTGCACAAATACAAACAATAGGTTCTACAGGAACAAGTTTACTTAATATGAGTAATTTTGGAACTACATCATCAACAAATACCTATACTGGTTTTGGTAAAAGTGGTTATGGTAGAAACCCAGAGGATATGATGTAATGCCAAAAATACCTACATTCACAACTCAAGCAACAATAACAGGTGAAGTTGGATCTGTTAAATCTAATATTCAAATGGGTTTAAATCAAACTATAAGTTCTGCTTTAGCACCTATAACAAAAGAAATTGTACAACATAAGGTTAAGCAAAAAGATTTTGAAAATAAAACAGAAGCATTAAAATTAGAAAATGATTTTATTAGAGATATGCAGAAGGTTTATACTGAAGCAGGTAATTTAGAAAACGAAGAGCAAGCACAATCTATTGTTAAGAATAAATCAAATATGTTAATTCAAAAATATTCTGGTTTAGCAAGTAACAAAAATTCACAAACTTTATTTAATCAGTATGCTTTAGCTGAAGTTCAAAAAGGAGTTTTTAGAACAAGCACAGCAGTTCAAAGAAATACTTTAATTGCATTAGATACAGAAGTAAGTAAGAAAAAATCAAGATTAATGATTACAGCTTTAGATCTTACTGATGGTTTTGATTATGAAGTCTTGCAAAAAGATTTAGAAAATTTGTATGTTACAAATTATCAAGGCAAAGTTCCAAATGCTATTTTAGAAAAAATGATAAGTGAAATACCTAATGAAATAAAATTTTTAGAAGCAGATAAAATGATTTCAGAGTCTCCTAGAGAAGCATTGGCTATGTTAATGGATGAAAAAGATTTTCAAGGTTTAACATATGATTCAAGAAAATCATTAATACAGAAAGCTAAAATAACTATAGCACCTATGATTAAAGATGAGTACACAGATCATCTTGCAAAAATTGCCGTAGGCAAAGAAACATCATTTGACATGAAAACTGCTTCATTAGTATTACCTACAAAAACTGTAAATGAAATGATTGAACAAGAAACATTTGCTAAAGATCGTGCAACAAATAATGCAATACTTCTTAACACTCCTTTATCATTAACAGAAGAAGTAGCAGATGGTCAGATAAAAGAATTTTATGATCTACATGGAGAAGTAAAGGGTAAAGAAAACGAAACATATGTTAAAGGAATTGTAACAGGTAAAAAGAAGGCTCTTAAAGAAGATGCAGTTGGTTTTATAAAAACATTTGATACAGAGGTAGAACTTGCTTATCAAGAGTTAGAAGCAGAAACAAATCCTACATTTATAAAAGATAAAAAAACACAACTAATAGATTTATTAGTTAAAAAACAAAGAGATTTAGAAGTTGCAGAATCTTCTATTAGACTTGCAAGTAATGCTGAAATGCAACAAATTATAACAACACTTACAAATCCAGAAACTTCTGCAGAAGATAAAATTAACTTTATGATGTTTACAAGTGAAATGTATGGCAATGAAAACATGGGTAAAGTTTTAAACCATTTGACAGACTTAAAACTTCCACAAGATTATCTCGTTGCGTTAAGCACAAATAGTATGGAATTAAAAAAAGATATTTTATCTGCAAGTACACAAGATTTAGTAAAATTAGAAACTTTAGTTAAAGGTAGAGTTGGTGAAGGTGAGAAATTTAATTCTATTAAAAATCGTGTAATAAAAAATATGGAAAGTTTTGAAAATGTTCTTGAAGTTCAAATAGAAGGATCAGTTAATAAAACTGAACTTATTCAAAATATGGAAGATACTATTTACAAAGCTGCTTTATATAAAGTTAAATATAAACAAATGGGTATAAGCGAAGCTGTTGATGCTGCTTCAAAACAATTTTTAAATGATTATAGAATACCTGCTTCTGAAACTTACATGATACCAGTAGATGTTAATGGAAAAAGAACTAATCCAATTTTATTAGAACAAAAAGCTGAAGCTATTCTTTTAAATATAGAATCTGGTGGAGACTATATGGATAAATTTCATGGAGAAGATGGTTATATGCATTATGCTAAATTAGCAGGAATAGAAAATTTAACTGAAGAGCAAGTTAAAAATAGAATGAAATCAAGTATAGAAAATTATTCTAAATGGTTAATGAACGAAGATATGACAGGTATTATTTTGTACACAGACTACAATAATACAACAGCTCCAGTTATAAATGCAAATGGTGATAAAATAGAATTTTTCTTTACAGATACTGAAAATAATAAAGGTATTATGAGTACAGAATTAAAGTATCCATTAACAGGAGAAGATATACAATTGGTTGATGAAGATGATGGTTTAAGTTATTTAGACTTTCCTATAGATGAAAATCAAAACATAGGTGCAGAAAGTATGACAGTAGGAAGTGCTATTGATACTTTTGGAAGTTTATTCGTATCAAAAGCAGAAGCATCTGAATTAAATACTACTGTTGGAAAAAGAATTATATTAGGTGATAATATTAATAACGAAGAATCTCAAAGTAATTTACAAAAATTTATTAGTGCTGTTCATGATATAGAAAGTGGCAAAGGAAAAAATTTATACAATGATTCTTCTACTGCTGCAGGAGATTTTCAATTTAAAATGTTAACAGGAGATGGTAATAAAGAAGGTTCTGCTTTTCAAACAGGATTACAAAGAGTTATAAATTTATATGAAGGTAAAAATCAAACTGTTCCTAGTTGGGTTAAATCAGCTAAAGAACATAATGATCCTAGAAAATTAACTTATAAACAACAAGAAGAATTATTTTTAATTAATTTACAACAACAAAAAGGAACTGATCCTTTAATAAAAGCAATGTTGAGTGGTAATATGGAAAAAGCAATGCAACTATATGCAAAATATCATCATACAAATATTAAAGTTTTGAATGACGAAGTTATAAAGAAAAAATTTAAAAAAGCATACAAAGACTAATACTATGATAAATTTTGGATTAGGTAGTTTTGAAACATCAGAACAAGAAATAGGCTCTTTATATAATCAAACTAAAACAGGTTTTTGGGAAACTGCTGGTGCAACATTTATGAATGCTTGGAATTATAACCCAACATCTTCTGTGTTTAGAGCTGTAGAACAAACTCAAGCATATCAATCAAGTAGCGAATATTTAGACAGAGATCAATTAAATAAACAATATGGAGATCTTGGTTTAGTTTTTGAAAGAGATACTAGAGCAGGTTTAGTTGATTATTTAGTTGAAAGAAAAAAATTAGAAAACGAAAGAGCAGACGTTATTGCTAGAGGTCCAGATAGTAAACTTGCTAAAAGTTTTTTCTTTTTAGAATCTCTTGGTACAAGTTTTTTAGATCCAATAAATATTGCAGCATCTTTTGTTCCTGTTGTTCGTGAAGCTAGATTTGCAAATATGGTAGCAAGATCTGGTAAAAATGTAGCTAGAATGAAAAAAGGTTTTGTAGAAGGTTTGGTTGGTAACGCAGCTGTTGAGCCACTTGTTTATGGTGTGGCTAAATCAGAGCAAGCAAATTATGATGCGTGGGATTCTTTTGCTAACATAGCTGTAGGTGGATTTATAGGTTCGGCAGCTCATGTTGGGTTTGGTAGAATAGGAGATTTTATTGCAGAAAAAAGAGGTAAGCCAAACATATATCAAAAACTTGCTGCGATCTCTCCAGAAAATCAACAGGCTTTATTAAGATATTCTGTTGGTAAAGTTTTAAAAGGAGAAAAAGTAGACACTGGAAATGTTATAGTTGAAAAAACTAGAATAGGTGATGAAGGTTTAACTAAACTAGATAATCAAATTAAAGAATATAAAGGTTTATATAAAGATGCTTTAGATAATGGAGATAGAAAATCTGCAAAGATTTATTTACAAAACTTGCGAAACCTACAAAAAACAGAAAAAGATTTATTTGAAGCAAAAAGAAAAGCAAACGATGAAGCTAAACTTCAAGAACAAAAAGAAGGTATTAATGCTAACAATAAAAAAACTGTAACACAAATAGAACAAACAAAAAAAGAAAAAGAAACTTTTGAAATAGAAACTGAAGGTGAAAATTTTAATCAAACAGTTAAATTTAGACAAAAACAATTAGACATTAAAGATGAAGATATTTCGGAATTATCAAGTTCTAAAACTGAAATTGAAAAAATAGATAACAATATTAAAAATAAAACTAAATTAAGAGAAGCTATAGAAGCTGGAACTTATTGTACTAAAAGGAATAGTTAATCATGGATATAAAAAAATTATCAAAATGTTTTCAAGAAGTTAAAAGATTAACAGGTGATCTTATATCTGATGAACAAATTAATGAGATTTTAGATGAAGCTAAAATAGCAGTTAATGAAAGTAAATTTGATAAAGCACAAATTAAAACAGATAAAATTTTAGCACAAAAAGTTATTAATAAAATTGAATATGATCAAGCTGTAAAGAAAAGAAATTTAGCTGAAAATAATTTAAAAGCTATAGATATATATCAACAAATTATAGATGCAGTAGATTTATCTGCATCATCTAATGTTAAATTTAAACTATCTCCTTCAGAAGGTGTTTTAGCTAAATTAGTTGGTAATCAAAAATTTTCTAAAATTGCTAGAGATTCTATTGGATCAAGACAAACTGCTTTAGAAGAAATACAAATTAATAATTTTTTTAGACAGATTAATGAAATATCTCCTACTGCTTGGGATTCTTTAACTTCTGGTAAAATGGATTTAGAAATTGAAGATGAAATGAGAGGTTTAATTTCTGGTAATGCAGAAGCAGCTCAGATTGCTAAAGTTTTAAAAAATATACAATCTGATTTAAGAGGTCAACTAAATGATTTAGGAGCAAACATAGGTCTTATTGATGATTGGATTACAAGAATGTCTCACAATACAGAAAAAATGGCTAGAGCAGCTAATGGTTCTAAAATAATTGGAGATCATAGAATAGCTTGGAGAGAATATATTAAACCAAGATTAGATTTAAAAAGAAGTTTTGTAAATGTAAATGATCCTAAAGAAATAGATAAAATTTTAGATAGTATTTTTGATAGCTTTATGTCTGGAGATCACACAAAACATGATGGTGCTGGAAGTGTTTTTGGTACAAGAAATGTAACTAACAGATTGAATGCGTCAAGAGTTTTACATTTTAAAAATTCAAAAAGCAGACAAGAGTATAGTGTTAAGTTTGGAGAACCTTCTTTAAAAGAAAATGTATTAGGTGTAATAACTACTAGCACAAGAAATATTGCTTTAATGCAAACACTAGGAACTAATCCTAAAGATACTTTAGAAAAAGTTTTAGCTTTATTAAGAAAGAAATATAAAAATATAGATCCTAAAGAAGTTAATAAATTAACTTTTAAAAACTTTGAAAATGAATTTAAAGAAATAGACGGAAGTATTAATGGTATTTCTAATGACTTGTTAGCAAAAGTAGGTATGGTTGTTAGATCAACAGGAGCAATGGCTAGACTAGGTATGACACCTATTACATCTTTTGGAGATATACCTCAATATATGGGAACGTCAAACTTTCAAGGTAGAGGATTATTAAGTGGTTTGTTTGAAGCATTAACAGGATTGTTTAATGCAAACGATAAAGCTGCAATGGAAGTTTTGCAAGTAGTAAGTAATTCTTATTCTGCTACAGCTTACAGAGGTAATGTCTATGCTGCAGGTAATGATAGTTGGGGTAAAATGGGTGAATTACAAAATACATTTTTTAAATGGAACTCACTAAATGGATGGGTTTCAAGATTAAAAAGTTCAATGATATTAGGTTTGTCTAGACATTATGGAATGTTATCTGAAACAAAATTAAAAGATCTAGATATAAGAGAAAGAAATTTTTTAACTTTATATGGAATTGATGAAGGTAAATGGGATATGCTTCGTTCAATTAAAACTTTAGCTGTTGATGATAAAAGATATTTAACAGCAGAAGGTGTAGATGAATTATCTGATGCAGTTATAATAAAATATGTTGGTAGAGATTTATCTAAAAGAGAAATAAGAAACTTTAAAAAAGATTTAGAATTAACGTGGAGAAATGTTTTGGTTGACCAAGGTATGCATGGATCTCCAGAGCCAGATGCTGCAACTAGAGCAATTATGAATCAAGGTTTAGAAAAAGGTACTCCAATGGGAGAAACAATTAGATTTATAATGCAGTTTAAAGGTTTTCCAATAAGTATGTGGAAAAAAATTATTGGTAGAGAATTGTATTCTTATGGAGCAGACGAAGGTAGTCTACCAATGCTTAAAGGTTTATCAAGTCTTTTAATAATGGGTACTATTTTTGGTTATATAGCAATGTCTACAAAAGATATGATTAGAGGTAGAACACCTAGAGATCCAAAGAAAAAAGGAACAATATTACAAGCATTCGCACAAGGTGGTGGGGGTGGTATTTATGGTGATTTCTTAATAAGTGAAATACAAAATGAATATGGAAATGGTATATTTGAAACTGCTCTTGGACCAACTGCAGGAGACATCAAAAAATTCTTTGATATGGTTCAATCTATGAACGATCCTAAAAAAGCAGGTAAGAAATTTTATGAGTTAGCTGAAGGTCATACACCTTTTTTAAATTTATATTACACTAAAGCTGCCTATGATTATCTAATTGGTTATCAAATTAAAGAGTTTTTAGATCCTGGTTATTGGGAAAGAATGAAAACAAATCATAGTGAAAAAAGAGGTCAAAAATACTTTATGAAACCAGGTTCAATAGTACCAGAATTTAACTAATAAAGACTAGATAAAAGAATGAAAAAAGAGTATAACCAAGAATATTTATTGACTAAACCATCATCAATGTTTAAAGGTTTTTAACATATGACAATATCATCGACAACAGTAAAGAACTCCTACTCTGGTAATGGTACACTAGATACTTTCAACTATACTTTTAAAATTTTTGCAGACGCAGATATTCAAGTTATTATTAGAGATGC